GCACTTACTGGTAGTTATACTGACATCACGACAGACATTATTTTCCAAATTAGTCCAAGCGACAGAACTGGTTATCAAGGAAAAATTACTGGTAATACTATTCTTGCTGGTGAAGGAACAAAGACAGTATATGTTGCTCCTAGAAAACTAGGTAGAAAGCATATTACTAGACATAATCATCCTGGAAACGTCTCGACTATTAGGAATGACGACCCGAGATATCCTGGTGATGGTGTTGTTCCTTACTTTCCAATATCATATACATTATATGTGTCAGCGGTTGACATCGACAGTGGTGGTGATGTTGGTGATGTTGGTGATGGTGACCTTATATTCTTTGGTTGGACTGATAATAATATCCAAGGCAGACATACTGGTGATCCTACAGAAAGAAGTGAAGTTGGAACTCCTGTAAACATTCGACCAGGTATCATTGGTGGTTTGTTTGGAAATTTCCAATCTGTAAACGATGCACCAAATTATCCTGCACTACTTTCTTACAGATGGCCAGAGCAGGGAAATAATGGTGAGGAGAGTCCTGATGGAAGAAATGATGGTGTTCCTAATAAAGTTTTTGGTTTATCGTATTCAGAATCTCCTCCAATTAACCTTAAACCAAGAGAGTTGAGATATACGCCATTGACGCCAGCTTTCCTTGATACAGATAAACACGAGGATGCATACTTTATTGGCGGACCAAATGAACAAAGTATTCCATATGGTGCTGGTGGAAATGAAGTTAATGTTCCAGTGGGAATCAGGAATTACTTTAATGATACTCAACCAGAAAATGACGTTAGCGGCAGAACTTTGTTGAGTCACCCAGCATATGACTTTCTAGCAGATGCACCTGGTACGGATAAAATTTATCCTCATGATCATGGCACATTTGATATTGATTTTGATTCGACCAGATTAAAACCCCAGTCGAGTATTCTTGCTAATGTTAATTTGCCCCCTAGCACAAATCCAGACAATACGCAGAATGAAGGAGCATTATCAATTGAATTCACTACTGCACAACCCAAACTCACCTGTATATACATCATCAGAGCATACTAATGGTAAGGTCTAAATCTACTAACTATACAAGAAATAAGTCTTTGTTTGGTGGTGTTCCTGGCACTATCCAAATTCATACGACCCCTGGTATCGGTATCAACAATGATCCTAATACGGCAAAATTCAAGGATGATTTGCCTGGTGGATTCTTAAAGTGTGATGGGTCAGTACATAATGCAAAAGATTATTATTTGTTAGCACAGATTCTCGGTGTTGGTGAAGAGTGTAGATTCAAGAAAGAGAAAACTACTTTAAGAGACCCAAATCCAGAGATAGATGATCTTGGTAGTTTTCAGTTGCCCGATCTAGGATCTAAAGTTATTATTCCTAGTGGTGGTAGTGGAGATTATACTAATGTCTTCATGGAAAATAAACCCAGCACAACAAAGGTTGGTGTAGAGTGTCAGGCAGTCCTTGAAGGTCAGGAGAATAGAATCTTTGTCAATTATACTTCTGGTTCTTCTACCAACAATGGTATCGTTAGTTGGAGTGGATACAATGGATCTGTAGGTGGTGGTGGTGCTATTACAGGATTCTTAATGCGTCAAGTAACACAGGTGGATGGTTCTGGATTAACTGTAAATACATGGGCAGGTTCTGAATTTGGTGATTATGGTTATAGAAATGCTCCTGGGAACAATCCCAACTGGTGGAATAATCCCAATGAAAATATCACAGGAGACTTCAGAATCAGGAGAAACAACAGCGGTAATACAGATCGATTAACCGATGGTGTTGGTTGTGTCATGAATGTCACCATCGAACCAAACCAAAAACCAAATGGTGAATTCAATAGGTCGAAAGTTAGACTTAATGCATATGTCAATGGTCAGAGAGGATCTGGATATAAAGTAGATGACGAGTGTTCAGTTGTCGAGTGGGATGAACTGGCAGGAACAGGTAATAGAATTTTTAAAGTTACATCAGTTTCTGCACCTCTTGGAGCTGAAGGATTTCAAACAGGAACTACTGATCAGTGGTTCTATAATAATGCTGGTTCTGACTTTTGGGACGATACTGGAAGTCGGTATGATTATTGGGAAGATGATAATGATTATGTAGAAGAAAATTTCCAGATGCAAGGTGGGTCTGGCGCTGGTGCAGTATTCAAGATTCGTATGCAAGGCGATGACGGTGGTAGAACAAAGTGGAAGATTCTTGCCATCATCAACCCTGGTGAAGGATATGTTACTGGTGATAAACTATCCTGGAACTTCAATACACCATGGCGCATTGAAAATGGACACAATGGAAATATCTCACTCGAAGATGATAATGGTGATGGCGTAGTCAGAGTAGATGGCACTAGTGCCGTTTCATTGCAAGCTGGTATGGAAGTGGAAGGATCATCTTCAGACATTAGCTTCAATGGAAACTTGAGATATAACATGATCAGAGAGACTGAAGGTTACATCTTGACCATTGATGAGTTTCAGGCACACTCTCACCGTGCTGATGTCAGTGTATTGAATTATACTGGAAACTATGACACTGATGGTCAGGGTATGACAGGAAGTCAGCAGAATTCTTTTTCTGCCAACTCTGATGGATTTAATGGCATGGATGAAACAACCCTCAATATTCCTAATGGAGAACCAAACCACTTACATAGACTTCAGAGACCAACGGCGTACAACCAAAACTTTGTTTATAACTATTCCCCATTTAATATTCCTACTGACAACATGCAATCATACATTGACGTTGATATTGAAAGAGTTGATGTATTGAACCAGGTTGTTACTCCATTCATTATGGTTCATTACATCATCAAGTTCTAATCGGGAAGTAGAAAATGGGATGGACGTGCCGACTTTACACATCATCTACCAATCATTATGTCAGCAGTGATGTAAAATATATCTGCTACATGGCAGTTGGTGGGGGCGGTGGTGGCGCTCGCCCTAGTGCAGGTTACGGTAGACCAGCACAAGGTGGTGGATATAGTTGTGCTCCTGGCACGATAGGATATGGTGGAAACCCAGGAAATCTAAATTCTGGTGGATCTGGTGGTTATGGAAATTATTCTTATGGTCAGACTGGTTACGTCAACTATTCTAATGGTGAATATGCTCGTGCTAACTCTGGATATGGACCATATGGATATGGTGGTGCTGGTCAGTGGAGATCACCTAGCTTCACTGGTGGTGGTGGCGGAGGCGGCGCTAGTCGCTGTTGTCGTCCGCGTGGCAACAGTGGCGCTGTACCTGGTAACTCATACTATGTACGTGTTGGCAACGGTGGTCAACAGGGTGGTAATGGTTACAGAAGATTTGGTAGACATGGTGCTGTATATGTTTGGCAGCAGAATTATGAACAACCTTCATTAAGTATATCACTCTCTCCTACTGCTATCATTGAAGGACAAACTGCAACTGTTTCGTGGTCTGCTGGTGGAGATGTAGAAGGGGTTCGTAGTGCTGCACTGGGACAAAACCTTGCCACATCAGGATCTTCAGTGGTGGGTCCTAGCAGTAACACTAGGTACACAATTACTGCATATAATGCTGTGTATACAAGAGAACGTTTTATTGATCTTACTGTATATCGAATACCAACTGCTACATTAACAGCGACACCTTCGACCATTGTTGTGGGTCAATCTGCATCTCTAGATTGGACTTCTTCAGATGCTAGTAATGCTGCTATTAACCAGGGTATTGGTGCTGTAAATTTAACTGGATCAAGAACTGTCTCTCCTACTACAGATATAACATATACAATTTCAGTTACTGGTGCTGGTGGTAGTGGTAGTGACACCGCTACTATCACTGTGTTGACAATACCTACGTTAAACATAGTAGTTCCATCCAGTGTAAATTATGGGGATGATATAACAATCGAGGTTAGTGGTACAAACACAGATCCTTCTGGAACTGGTGTTACTCTCGTGACAGTACAGACTGATGAATATGAGGGACCTGGTTCTACAATGTCTCCCATTGCTATACCAAACACTACAGGAAATTCTTATAGTGCCATGTATACTATTCCTGGAACTAGTCTTCCTTATGATACCGTAGGACCAACAGCGTTGGAACTACAATTTACTGCTGATGGGTATGGATCTCTAATTGTGCAGGAAACCAAGAATGTCGATATTGTTATTGATATGACTCCTGATGCTATTGACATTCCATCATCAGAGGATAAGTTCCTTGGTGAAGAACCTGTTATTACTCCTGATGTACAGGTCACATCTGAAAATATTGTAATCAATGATATAGATATACCAGTGGAAATTAAATCAAACGAACCTATTCAGGTCGAAATTGATAATAGTGATAACTGGATGAACGTAAGACAGATAACGTAATGCCAACATTCTCTAATAATTCCTGGGGTACGTTTAGTTACACAGTCCCTGCAGGAGCAACAAATGTCAATTTTAGTTTCGCAGGCGCAGGTGGTGGCGGATCTAAACCTGTTGGTGGTGAGTGGTACATTGAAAATGGTGCTTCAGGTAGAGCAGGTAACTTTACTATCAACTCAAGATCTTATGCATACACTCTAACTTTTTATCTTGGAAGAAGAGGATTTGACGGATTCAATAACCGAGGTTCTGGATATGGATCAGGTGGTACTGGTGGTACTTCTCCTATAGCACCAGGTGGTGACGGTCACCGTTCTGGTGGAGGTGGTGGCGGTGCCAGTGCTGTTTATGATAGTGGTGTTAATAGATATGTTGCATGGTGTGCTGGCGGTGGTGGTGCTGGTAGATTTCACCCCGATACTGGTTATTCTAGTCAAGGACTTTATTCTGGCGGTGCTGGTATTGGCGGTGGTGCAACTAGTAATCAAGGTGGAGGACCATCCTGGAGAACAGGCGGCAACGCACCGTTTGGTCACCGTGGAGGTGGCGGCGGTGGATCAACACTTGGTGTATTTGGTGGATCTGCTGGTTCTGCTACTTACAGTGGATTTAGTGGTATTGGTGGCAACTCTGGTTGGTGGGATCAGGGAGACATTGGATGGATTGTTAACAGTGGATATGCAAACATAGGTAATGGATGGATGGTATTGTCATATACTCTCCCCCCACCACAAATCACATACTTCCACTTCAAACAAAATGGAGCAAACTCAACTACTGTTAATTTAATTGAGGGTGAGAATGTTGACATCGAGTGGGCAGTCGATGGCAGTAGAAACATGAGTGGTATCACTCTTACTGATTTTGGTTATATTGCTCCGTCTACAACATCTAATTCGTTTACAGTAACTCCTCAATCTGACCAGCAGGGTGGCAACATAGGAACGAAAACATACACTTTAGAAGTTACTGGTAGTGGTGGAGTTGTATCTTCGTCTATTACTGCAACGATATACGAAATACCAAGTGTAAATTTTACTAGTAATGCACCAGCAAATACTATTACTAGAGGTCAGTCTGTACAATTAAGTTGGACAACAGATGGATATGCATCAACAGCACAGTTATCTCCTAACCTTGGAGCACAGAATTTAAGTGGAAATATAACTCTAGTACCTACAGAAACAACATTATATACTTTTTCTGTTGGTGGTCTTGCTGGAACTGCTTCAGCTGAACTACTTATCACTGTTAATCAACCACCCACTGTAGATTTGATTGGACCATTTACTACAGACTATGGTAATGACATTGTTCTGCAGTATGATTACTCGAATGCTGTTAACACATCAACAGAGACAACTAATGTTGATAATTCTGGTCCAAATATAACTACAACACCTTTGAGTAATGTATCTGTCTCTATTACGAGGTACATTCAACCTGGTTTGAGTGGCACGGAGGGTCATCCTCTTGAATCTTTGAAATATATTGTTGACATTAGTGGTGGTAGCAACCCAACTATGACTGTGGGTATTTCAGACACCCAGATGAGAGCAAGTGGACTCATAGATCCTAATGGATCAATTGCATTGACTTCTGGTTATCCGAAGTTAGTATCAGCAAATCAATATGAAGTTGCTTTTGACATGATTAGTAGTGTAAATTCTTCTCAAAGACAAGCGACATTCGTTAGAAGTTTCTTCTTGACTATCACTGCTGACGGCGGATCTCCTGATGGTGGTGCTTTAGAGATGCAGAAGGATGGTAATGGATATGTTCAAATTGCTACGCTTGGTGGGGGAAACGTTGGTGGCACATACACTGTAACTGCTGATCAATTGTATGATGATTTTGGGGCACGTCAGGTAGATTTTAGATTGACTGTTTATGGTATGGGTTCACTACAGGGAACTGACAGTGCTACAACAACAATTAATATCGATGAATTGCCAGATCAATTGTCTATCCCATCATCTGAAGATAAATTCCTTGATGAAGAACCTGTTATTACACCTGATGTAACACTTACTAGTGAACAACTGTACATTGATGACATAGATATACCAGTAGAAATCAAATCTGATACACCCATTCAGGTTGAGATCGATGATGATGGAACATGGAGAAATATTAGGAGTATCTAATGCCAAGCATCAACATTTCCTGGCAAAGAAGTGCTGGAGATTCAAACTATATTTACGGCATGCCAGGGGGAACTATTGGACCCAATAGTGGTAGTAGATCTGTTAATGTTGGGTTCGGTCAGACATATAACTTAAGTAGCAGCGGTAGTGGTCCTGGAAATACAGCCTTGAGAAGATTGAATAGTCAAACTTTGGGTTTAGATGATAGACAAGGTGCTGGTGCTGACAATGACTACAATGACATGATTGTATATGTCAGTGGTGGTGGTACTTTCACTGGCAACAGTACATTTTCTGGACCACCTGCAACTTATGGTTGTATGGATTCCAATGCTGTGAATTATAACAGCAGTGCTAATGTAAACTCTGGGTGCATATATGCTAATCCAAACCCACAGTTAACTGTTAATGGTTCAACTGCTACTCAAACTATTGTTGAAGGTGATGCTATAACTGTTAGTTGGTCTGCTAATGATTCACAGTACATGTATACTGGATCTATTTCTGGTCAAGGCGCACCAGGATCATTATCATCTTCTCAATATGGAGGTGGTTCTTTCGTTGCTAACCCTACATCAAACACAACATATACTTACAGTGTAAGTTATGCACCACCAACAAGAAATGATTCGTTTAGTATACCTGTTAATGTAAAAGAGATACCAGAGATTATCGCATCATTCCCTAATGGTAGTACAATTTTGCGTGGCAATAGTACAAATCTTGTGTGGTCTACTTCTGGTGATGCTACAACCATGTCTATTTCACCAGGTCTTGGATTGCAGAATTTGAGTGGGACACTTTCACTATCACCCACAGAAACAACAACATATACTCTATATGCATCATCACCAGGATATGGTGGTAGATTACAAGATTCTGTGTCACTACTTCTTACTGTTATTCAACCACCATCAGCATCTCTTACTATCCCATCTACGATTGATTGGGGTGACTCTAGTTTTCAAGCAATACTTGAATTTGATGAGGTCACCTCATATGATTTGACAGTTGAATATACAGACCTAGATGGTGTCATGATCACTCATCCTGCATTTACTGGTGCAGATCCATCACAAACTACAGTTAATTTATTGATTGGTGATGAAACATCTGGTACAATACCTAGATGGAACAACAGGGGATATAGTCAGGGTAAGGTAAAAATGAAAGCATATGGTCTTGGTGGTCAATTTGTGGAGAAAGAATCGATATTTAATATCAACATTGACCAAATGCCAGATGCTATTGACATTCCATCATCAGAGGATAAGTTCCTTGGTGAAGAACCTGTTATCACACCTGACGTGACAGTTACTAGTGAACAAATAGTTATTGATGATGTTGATATTCCAGTAGAAGTTAAAGCTTCTTCACCTATTCAGGTTGAGATTGACGACGGTGGTGTATGGTACAACGTTCGACAAACTTGATAAATACTACAGAAATAGTGACGGTCGTAGGCACTAAATGAGCTTTTCATTCGGATCAAACCCAGTATATGTAGATGAAGGACAAACGATCCGATTAAGGTTCAAAGCTCCTTCAGCATGGAATACAACGCAGACGGTTACGGTTCAGATCGGTGATCAAACCACACTCTGGTATATTGTCACGATACCAGAAGATTTTGCGCCAGATCCATTTGCATTTAGTGACCTTGAAGAGGTAGATAAGAATACTTTATTCACCTGGGCAGATGGTACTAGAGCAGGTGAAGCATCGATTGTCATCACTGGTCTAACCACAAATACAGAAGCTTCTGTTAATATCTACTCCAGTTTTTACAGTTCTAGTGTTGATGATTTTGCAGTAAGAGTCCAGCGAGTAAGTCAGGGCGAGACTGTTTATGGTGCTTGGACTATCCCTACACTATCAAATGCGATAGTTGTAAGTAATACTGACAAACTACAAGTTAGATTAAGATCTAGTCAGTCAGAAGGATCGCAAACATATCTGTCTCTTGCTGTTGGTGCGAGAACAGAAAGATGGAATATCACTACGTTTGTTAGACCACCTAACGTACCAGAACCATTCCCTAATTTCACTGATATTATTAATCAACCATTTGATACTAGGGTATACAGTGAGATCTTGAGGGTAACTGGACTGAATGCTCCTGCTCTTGTGGTCACTAGTGGTAATGCTTTAGCTGGTGTTTCTGATAACAATGATTTTATTACGGATGATAATAATTTTGATGTCCTGGCAGAAAATGGATCAGCAGTTACATTCAACAATGCGACTACGACAACTGTAACCATTACTAATGGACAGTATCTACAACTAGCATATAATACTGGTACAAATGCTAACGTCAGTGTTGAAAATCTTCTCTCAATTGGTGAGGGTATTAATCTATCCAGTTGGAATGTCACCACTGGTAACTTCCCATCAACAACACCAGGAGCGTTTAGTTTCCCTGATGTAGCTAATCAACCAGTTGATACACAAATTGAATCTGCGATTGCACCTGTTAATGGTATTACTGGTCTTGGTGCTGGTACAACAGTACAAGCAACACTTGTTTCTACTAATCCTGGTAGCAACTATTTGACATCTCGTGTTAGAGTACATAGAGCAGATGGTAGTGTTACTTCAAAGGCTACCTTCCCTGTTGATGTACAGAATGGTGACAAATTACAGATTTATACCCAATCATCCCCAAATAATAATGCTACTACAGGCATGATTATTAAGGTGGGAACTAGAACTATTTCTAGTTGGGATATCACTACAGAACTGGGTGCAGATACAGATGCAAACTATACAACACCATCGAATCTGACTGGTCAACCTACAGGTAAGTCTGTTGCTAGTGCTACTGTTATTGTCACTGGCATCAACAGACCTATTCAGATTGATGCTTCTGGTTATGGTAAGATCTCTATTGACTTCGCTGCACCAGTCGAGGGACCAGTGACATTTGATCCAGATGTAAATACAGGATTCAGAGTATTTTTAGTCACTGGAACAACTCTCAACAATGTAATAACTACTAATGTTACTGTTGGTACTGGTAGCGGTAACACATTTGCGTGGTCTGCAACCACCTGGGCATCAGAACCAGCAGCACCAGAATTGAGAGGCACCTGGTATGCCAAGAAAAACGCAAAAGTTTATTACGATGCTTCCAATTCTGCCAATGTTGTGGTAGAATCAAAGGACGATGGAATGGCAATCGGAACAGTTCTTACTATTCTGAAACAATCCCTCGGTCCTGGTAGAAATACCTCTCCTGCAGCATGGGTAAGTGATACATATGGTGATCTTTCGGGTGGTCGTGACTCTCGTTATCCTGGGTATTTGGCTTGCGATGGTGAATCATATAACGTCGCAGACTATCTCGATCTCTTTCTCGTAATTGGTAATCAATATGGGGGTACTGGTAATTGGGATGAAACCACAAATACAGCGACTGGTAACTTCAAAGTTCCTGATTATAGGAACAGAAAACTAGCAGGAACTGGTAGAGTTGATGGTAACGCAGGTTCATCTGCGTTCTTGCCATCACCTAGTACATTTGAACCAGGAAATATTGGTGGATGGTGGTACATTGACAATGTTGATGTTACTACTGGAGACCCAACTGGTACTGGTCAACAAAGCACACCATTCCAGCAATGGATTGGTAGTGGTGATACATCTGATGAAAGTATATTCTTTGATATTGGCACTGTTAAAACTGTCTTCAATGAACCAATTCAAGAAGACGTTGACTTCACTGTAACTGGTAACGTTAATGCTATCATCGGTCCTCTATTGGATGCTAGAGTAAATACGCCTGCACACTCACACTTTGTTGTTTCTGCACAAACAGGTCCTTCTCAAGATCCATTAATTCCTTGGAACGCTCGTATCTTGGGATGGCAAATTCGCATCGATGATGATGAGATGTTAGGTCTGGGACGAGGTGCTTGGATTGATGCTGATTTAGGTGACGAATACTGGCAAGATAGAGGTGATCCAGCGGACTTTGCTCAAAGGTGGAAAGGGAAGATTGACGATTATGCTGGTGGTGAATTCTCGGCAACAATGTCAAGATTCTTCCGAGGCAATACTGGGGAAACATTTGAAGAATTCCTAGAAAGAATTGCACCTAGTCTCCCTGATGCTGCCAACAACACTTTTAGTGGATCCGCTGCATGGGCAAAAGACTGGAGTATGTCTGTATGGTGGCCTCACCATGTAGAAAATGGTGTTAGGGATAGATTGCAACTAGTTGGTAGCTCCGAGTGGACGGGTTCTACTTATCCGTTCAATAACTTGGTTAACCAAGCGCCCGCGTCAGCTCCTGCTGCAGCAGTGGGAGCAGGGCCAGGTCAATCAGTTGCTGGTGGTGTTCTCGCTGGTGCTGTTATTGATGTTGATGAATCACAAGCCAGAGTTGAATCTTACACCCCTCAAATTATGTTAGAAGATCTTGATGCTTCTGTAGAGACTCACAGTCACTTCTTGACAACACAAGCTGTTACTGATATCAATACTGATTTCTCTTATGGTAACGTTTCTGGTGTTGGTAGTGCTAGAAGAGGACTGGGCAATGCTGGTACTACTATCAACATTGGATTCACACAATCAGATGTAGATGTAGCACTAAATAGTGGTACGTTCACTTTGAATGAATCGTTTAAGAAACCTATTCCAAACGTCACATTCAAACCGAACAAAAAAGTTCCACTAGTCGAAAACTTCCACAAAGTTAAGTATATTATCAAAGCATATTAATTATGGGATTAGCACCGTATCGTCCTCTTGAGTTGATGAGGAATAAGGCAGCGACGAGATCTGACTTTCAAGATTTCATTGGTGTCTGGGAAGGATTTGTACCCAAACCTTTCTGTGAAGAAATGATTAAGTATGGAAATGATGTTCTGGATGAAAATACTGCTGCATTAGCAGTAGGTACTCCACAAAGTTTGTATGGCGTTTCCGATGGTGGATCGCAGTACAAAGGCAAGGGCAACAGACATGATGCATCATTTATGGTGAACTATCATGCTTCTGATAGATCAGCACAGATCAATCAATTCCTGAAGTCATGTATGATGCATTACATGGATGAGTTTGACCAGTTGAAAGGAATGACAATGGTATCTACTGATATCAAATTTCAAAGAACACCATCTGGTGGTGGTTATCACCTGTGGCATTATGAAAATGCATCACACGAATACTCTCAACGTGAAGTTACGTGGATGATCTACTTGAATGATATTGAAGAGGGTGGAGAGACCGAGTTCAGATTCCAGAAAAGAAGAATTAGACCAACCCAAGGAACAGTTGTATTATTCCCAGCATGCATGACTCATGTCCATAAGGGCAACATGGTTATGGGCGAAGACAATAAATACATTGTAACTGGATGGTATATTAAAACCCCATCGCCACTCACCCATTAATACCCATGGCAGAAGAAAAATTCGTAAGAAGAGCAATCTACGAAATGGATTTCATCTCCAACTTCGTTGTAGAGACTGGTATTAATGTTACCAACAAACTTACGGGACAAGTGGGTGCTCCCTCTTACAAACTCAAACCAGATCTGGTAGAGAGATTCAAGACGGAAGTTCTTGGTGAGAAGTGGCATACTGAAACTGACACTATCGAGTACATCGTCCTCTATAATGATGGTACAGCAAATGTACAGAGAAGAAAGCAGAAGTATAACTTCGCCACAAAAGAGAGTTACTTCCAATCTTATGTGTTTAAAGCATTCACAGTAGATGATGTTGTCGAGCTAAAGAATAATCTTGAGGCATTCCTAGAGGCACAACGAATTGTTAATCAATTCCAGATTAATGATAAGATTACTTCCATCTCTCAAGAGCATGCTTTCTGGGATTCTACTCTATCAAAGAGAATCGCTGAAAAGCAAAACATGCTAAATGCAACTGATTGGCGTGTATTGCCTGATGTCACTGACAACTATCCTGGAGAGAAAGACAACTGGATCAAATGGAGAGCAAACGTTAGAAACTCTGGTAAAGAATACTTTTCTTGGGATTCTATTCAAGCAATGGGTATGGAAAACTTTGACATTGAGTGGTTTAAGGGTATTGATGAAATCAAGTGGCCAATGGATCCAAAGATGTTCGCCACGCAGTTTCCAGATAGAGTCAACGATGATAAGAGTTTGACTGGATATCTAGACACAGATGATTGCTTTGTGAAGAGAGACACTGATGCATCAACAGACTTGATCTTGAGTAGAATCACTAACATCAGTGAACTATCTGCTAAATGGAATAAGTCACGACGTGTTGTTGCTGATCTGACCAAAGAAATCATGCAGATGATGAGATGTGAGGAGTTTGTTGAAAACGGTATCGATTACACTACATTATACACACAGGAAGAGATAGATGCTTTGGGAGAAGAGTGACATTATACCTAATGAAATCATTGATTACATTGGTAAAGATTGGAGTGAAGAGTGGTTCCACAGTGGAAACAATACTAACCCAGAAAAGATAAAAAAGAATATGCAGATGGACGAGAACAATATCTGGTTAAACTATTGTTCTGCGGTAAAACCATATATCATGAAAAGTAAAATCCTGAACAATATATTTCTCGCCACTAAACACTCTGTGCCTCTATTCTCT